TCCTACACCACCATTTGTTGTTCTTCCTGTTAGGTTTGTTGGGAAAGAATAACATAATTGTACTCTATAATACGCTATTGTATCCCAATCAATCGTTGTAAATATGTTTGATATGTCAGCGGGACCACAAGGAAGACTGAATATTTGTAAATTATCTGTATATCCTGTTGGTGATTGAAACGTTGTACCTGAAAAATTTAACTCTTGTTCAAAGTGTGTAACGAGAGTATTAGTCTCATCATATAATTCAAATAATGCAAAGTCTGCTTCTATCACTTGTCTATCTCCTGTTTGTCCGTTTAAATAAAATAATACATAATTATCTTCGGATTGTATATATTGAATCCTTGGTGCTTCAGTTAAAAATCTACTTGTTTGTGATTGTTCAGGTAGTGTTGGATAATCCATTAAGAATTGTGCCACTGGTGACATTCTACGATATATGTCTACCGTATTGATTGTCATACCTGTACCTACTACTGTTCCAATCTCTTGGTCAAAGTTTGGTAATATAAAATGGTCATTCATTTGGAATTGACCACCGATATAATTAAAATGATTACCTGTGTTTGTAAATCCTGATGGAACAAATGAAGTATCGTTTTGACAAGCTACTAAGTTTGTAAAATGGTTATATAGATTACCAGGATCATTTGTATATTCTGTTACAGTTCTTCCTGATGAGTTTACATATCTATATCCGTAATTGAAGTTTACATTAATACTATTTGGATAAGGATTATTCCAGTTGATTTGTTCTGTTGTACTATACCAATCGTTTAACCAATAGTAAGTATAGTGTTGTGCTTTCACATAGTTGGATAAGTAATCGTATGGTCTTATGTTAAATCTGTAAGTGAATGTTAATCCACTCTGAGATACGTCGTAAGGGATTACTGACATACGTCCAACCTTCTCATCGCTTGAAAATAAATCTACATCTAATCTCATACTCTGAACATAGGTGTCCCCTGTCAATACTACTTCGTATGTTCCACCTCTTTGGTAGACCATATCCGTACTTCTCCTTAATTGTGTGTTGCTATTTAAGTTATTACTATATAGCGATTGGTATCCAAATATATAACTCATATTCCCTCAATTGCGTTTAACAAATCTTCAAATGCTTCGTCACCGAGTATTTGAATTATTTTATCGTTTTTCATTAACATATCAATTGATACTTCAATAAAGTTTTGTGGTTTGTTTTTAAAACCAAATTTCCCTATTGACCTTGCAATTACATATGCTGCTTGTTTTATTGTTTTATCGTTCTTTTCGATATATTTTCCTGTTTTAAAATTTCTCATTCTAAAACTTTTCTTATTCTTAATCCACTCTTCAATAGCCCCTATGTTTGCCCACTTACCAGGTTTCCTATCATTGATTAACCAATACGCATATGTGTTATTTAATGGTTGTCCAAACGCTGTTATTTCAATAATAGTAATACCATTCTTATCAGTTGTGGTTTTAGCTTTGATACTATTTTTTAATTTACCTGAAGCAACTCTATTTGTCAACCTTGCATTCTTACCATATTGGTAAACATTCTTTTGAAGGCTGTCTTTAACAATCTGTTCTATGATAGGTTCTATTGCGTTTAAGTCCATTATGCGGGGTTTATAATTAAGTAAGCTACTGTATCTGTGTCTCCGTTATGGTTTGATGTAATTGTAAATGTTCCACTACCTTTTGAACTTACAACAACAGGTCCTGCATTAGGATGATTGTTAGTTTGTTTGGTCAACATAATAATACTACTTGCTGTAACTAAAGTATTTGATACAACTACAGTACCAGGGTTTCCACCATCAAGTACCGCTGTTCCCATAGTTTTATTTGAACCTGATGAGAATAAAACATCACCAATAATTTTTGTATTAGCATTAATCTGTAAATTTTGTGAACTTATAGGGTTAGCAAATTGACCCCAAAATAATGAACCACTTCTTTCAGCATCTGCTGAACCAAGGGAGTCATTACCAATAAAAAATTCATTTGATGTTGTTGACCAACCACCAGCTTGGTTACCAATCACAACACATCCTGAACCATTTGTATTTCTTTGTAATGTTCCTGCGCCAATAGCTGTGTTGTTACTACCACTTACCACATTCACCATAGTATTGAAACCAATACCAGTATTTTTAGTACCTCCTGTTAATGCTTGTATTGCGGATTGTCCAATGGCCATATTTTGTCCACCTGATATTAACGCGCTTAAAGCGCTAGCTCCTATCGCTGTATTAAATCCGTCTAAACTATTTTCTAAAGCATTACCACCAATTGCTACTATATTAGAACCAGTTACGTTAAATCTTAAAGCACTATTACCAATTGCAATATTACTTAAAGATGAACCAGTTGCTGCTGCTAATGTATTGTTTCCAATACCAATACTATCAACATTTACAGAACCTGTATGTATTTTTAAATCATTTATCTTACCTGTTGTATTTAATGAACCTGAAACTAATACTGAACCTGTGATTCTTGTATTGTTATTACTATCAATGTGTAATGCGTTTCTTCTACTACCTACACCTGTTCCTGTTCCCACAACAAATACTGCGTCTTGTGAACTTTCTTGTAATGAACCTGTTGCGTTATATCTTCCAACAAAAGTTGAACCACCAACGCCAGATGCGTGTGACGCGGATACAATTAAGTTTTGACCATATACAATTGATGAAACTAAATGTGTATCAGCGCCTACTTGAGATGAAGATACTGCGGTATTTGTACCACCAATAATATTTGAAATTACTGTTCTTCTATTTGTAGTATTTGAACCTGATACCCACACACCATTTGCGGAACCAAGTATAAGGTTATTATTAAACGATAAACCATTAGCAGTTGTAGATACTGAACTTGAAACTAAGTTAGTAACAGTAAATGCCGCGCCACCTACAATATTATTTGTTGCTGTTATTGATGAACTAATATGTTGTAATGTTATTGAACTACCACCAAAATAGTTTTGTTGTATTGTTGTTAAGAATGGTAATGCAATATTGTTTGCGGTTGATGTAACACTACCTTGATTTAGATTATTTGAATAAGATAATGAACCACTTTGATGATTTATTGTTGTTGAGTTATATATTAAATTACTTGATATAGATGGCGCCGATAATGAACTTGTTGTGAATTGTAATGCTAGTGATGATTGTAAAGCGTTATTAGATATGGATGGTCTTATTACCGACCCTGTGTTTAATGTTGGTATTACTGTACCAATATTATTACTACCACCAAGATACCCATATGTTCCTTGTGTTATTGTATTACCTCTATTACCAGCACCTAATAATATATTATTGGAACCTGATATAACGATTGAACCTGTTAGAGTATTAGTTAATAAACCTGAACCAGATGCTGCTGTAATACTACCAAACATTATATTGGTTTGTAAATCAGGATTAGAACTTGATATATAACCAAAAGGTATAGCTAAACTACTTGATGAATGTAATTGTGATTGTATTTTTATAATACCACTATTAACAGTATTACCAATTAATGAACCTGATATAACTGTATTACCAAGTATTAAACTACCTGTGATTTGTTGTGTGTCTGCTATTGAACCTGTGGTTATTAACCCATTTCTATCACCTCCTCCTGTTCCTGAACTACCTGACGTTCCACTACTACCTGTTCCACCACTTGTACCTGAACTACCATCAGCACCACTTGTACCACTAGAACCAAATCCACTACTACCTGATGTTCCTGATGAACCATTCTGTCCACTAGTACCTGATGTTCCACTAGTTCCTGTTCCTCCTGATGTTCCACTACTTCCTGAAGAACCAGCAAGACCAGATGTTCCTGATGTGCCAGAACTTCCTGCTACACCACTTGTTCCTGATGTGCCAGAACTTCCTGCTACACCACTTGTTCCTGATGTGCCAGAACTTCCTGCTACACCACTTGTTCCTGATGTTCCGTTTGTTCCGTTTGTGATGGGAACGTTGTTTATTAAGAAACTACCAGATATATTAACTTGTGTTTGACTTATTTGTAATGGTGTGTCAGTACCATCTCCTGTTTGAACTGTCTGTAAAGTATTAGTTACACCTGTGGTGCTATTGGTCATTTTTAAAAGACCTTGAAAGGAACTACTTACATATTGATTATTTAATTGACCCATATTTTTTTTGTTTTAAACATTTTTCCAATTTTTATTAACATCCTTCCACATTTGAACCAACTCTTCCCAAGTTAAATTAACGAACGGTGTAATCGGTAATACACATCTGTTGTAATCAAACTTCTGTTGGATACTAACTGTTAATGTCCATCCCGCTAATATCGTTTCTGTGTTTTCTAACATAGGTTCCAACATCGCATTCCACTCCACATCGTAATCTGATAAATAGGCTTTAGCATAAAAGTCTTTTACTATTTCTAATGTATCAGATAATACCTCAACTTGATTTGATAGGTCATCTTCCAATTTATCCACAACAATAACTTTCCAAGTTATATTCAAATAGTTTTGATTTAGTCTTGTTCTTTCAGGAACAAAATATATACGAGGATATAATGGTTCAACCTTTGTTTCAATATCATTTGTTATTAAGTGTTCATCACCATATCCAAAACTTTCAATCTGTTTGTGGTTTTCAGCAAAAGCTTCAAAGTCTTTTATAATTTGTAAGTAACTTGAAAAGGATTCATCTTGAGGAAATACATAACCATTATCCATTGGTATAACACAAGAGTTATAATCAAATGGTGCACTCATTCTGATGTGCATTGTCCAACCACCGAGTGTTGTTTCAAATCTTTCTGTGAATGGATTACAATCTGGTTCCCAATCTCCCATTATTATATTGGAAAACCAACCTTGTTGTTCTGTATATGAACGATAGAACACAGTCCAAATGTCTTTAACTATATCTAAGGTGTCAGACATTACTTCTTGTAGGTTGGAAAGGTCATCTTCAACCTTATCCATTACAACAACTGAGAAATTATAGTGTATGTGATTCTGATTAAACTCAACATTTGCTGGAACTACGTACATTCTAGTGTACTTTGGTTCCTGTTTTGTTTCAACATCATTGGTTATTTGAGTAAAATCACCCACACCAAACGACATAATCTGTTCGTGGTGGTAGGCTATACTACTGAAATATGTTAATATTTGGTTATAAGTAATGTTGTTCATCTAATATTAAATATAAAATGTAGGAAAACGTATCCTGAAATTATGATCTTCTCATCGCTTTATTCTGCATCCTCGTCTGTTCCCTATCATATTCAATTAAGAATGACAACTGATTTAGAACTTCTGTTATATTTTTTTGATAGACCGCTTCGTGTTTTGTAATATCATTGTTAGTAAGTCTGTTTGTGACAAGGAACCAACCATAGACCTTTTGAAAACTATTGTCCATATTAGTTTCCTCATCATCCATACGAGTTTCATTTTCGTCCATATCGATAGCTTCGGTATCAAAGACAGCTGGGAATAATCTGAAAATCTCTTTGCGAACTTGATAAAAAAAAACTGTGCACCTAATATGTACTTAACTTCTAATTTCTTTTTGAACAGTTCCGCTCGTTCCTGCATCGTCTTAACATCATACTTTTCAATCTTAAAATCGTGTTCTGATTTTTCTTCTGTGATTGGTCGGTACATTATGGCTGCTATGATATGTAGATAGTCCAATACTTCTTCTGGTTTCTTTGTTGATAGTGTATCCATATCCACAAACTCAGCAAAGGTTAAGTCCCTCCACTTTGGAAAGAACCCATACTTCACACCATCAATTTCAAATCTATCTACGAACTTTGGTTTATCCTGTGGTAGTAATGACATTATATATGTTGCAATATAATTCACCTCCTGAAAATCTGATTCCAATAATTCTTCCACAGATGGTCCACATACCGTTGAAACCAATTTAGCTGCGAAGTAATCATCACTGAATAAATCTTTTATTTTGAATATCTTTGAATATAATTCAATTGATATAATGTTTGGAATTTGATATTCCTTATTTTCTATTTTAAAACTTACCATATTTTATATTTTAAACTGTCCATACAGGAGAGTATCTTCCTGTTGATTTTAAATTCTTTATTTCGTAATACATCCTCATCATTAACGCATCAGATAAATCGGGTGACTTACCTAATATCTTCTTCATCTCATCTTTGGATTGTACTGTTACCTTATTATCTTTATCCGTATCTTTTAATCTAACACTTAATAGTTCTTGAGTCAAGTCATCTATTACAGTTGGGTCCAATAAATTTATACTAATCCTACCCTCCTTAAATAAATCAGATAGTTTAACATAACATTGACTCTTTATATTATTAAAGTTCTGTTCGTGTAACGCTTTACTATTGTTCACAAAGTTGGTTCCTTTAATTTGGTCAGCTACTCCACCACCAACGCCATCACTATCCACAATTATATTATTGGGATGGATTCCGTACTTAGCAATTAGTTCCCTTATTTCGGACGATAATTCTGTGGTTGATAGTTTGGTATAGATAAGTATTTCTGTGACAACCAGTCCCACCCAAATACAGATTACGGACCTGTCTGAACCAAACCTTGCTACGTCAACTGACATATACTTCTTATCCTGTGGATTTGGTGTAAACTTATATAGTGAATTGGATATTAAATCAAAGTCAAACAAACTATCTTCTGTACTTTCATAGTTCCAATCACCATCATATAAACGTTTCTTTTGTTTTAATGGTAGTGATTTAAGAATATTAAGGTAAGACTCTGGTAAGTTTGGGTTATCTGTTGGTAATGCTTGGATGAATATCTTGTTGGGTTCTATTGTTCCATTCATCATTGGTATATAAAACTCCTGCTTCAACCAAGATTGTGATGGGTTACAACTCATAAACAGAGTTGGTTTCAATTTAAATTCATTAATCTTATAACGAAGTAGTGAACGTACAACATCATACGCTTGTCTTGATACCTGTGATACCTCATCTATGAAAGCTATGGTAAGTTCTAATCCTCCTAATGAATCGTAGTTGGGATCTGATGGGTTGAATTGTAAATCCCTGAATATAATTTCTGAACCATTCCAAAATCTTAGTTCATTTGATTGTTGATTGTATGTGTAATGTTCTTCTAATTTGAATCCACACTCTTTAAGTAATTCTAAT